TTTCAACTACGCTTGCCAACTACCGTGACAAGCTTACAGACAACGTGTTCACCGCACGTCCACTTACATACTGGCTTTCAGACAAGGGTCGCATCCGCACCGAGTCCGGCGGTACCAAGATTGTTGAGCAATTGATTTATGGTCAGAACGACACTGTTAAGTCGTACTCAGGCTATGAGACACTTGCTTTGACACCTCAGGAAGGTATCACAGCTGCAGAATACGATTGGAAGCAGTATGGTGCTTCAATCGCTATCAGCGGTATCGAAGAAGCTAAGAACAACGGCGAGCATGCTATCATTGACTTGCTTGAAGCTAAGATTATGCAGGCTGAAGAGTCACTGCGTGAAGGCTTTAACCAAATGTTCTTCGGCAACGGTACAGGCAACTCAGGCAAGAACTGGAACGGCCTTGGCAACCTTATTGAGCGTGGCAACACGGTCGGTGGTATTGACTCGTCGGTTGTTACAGCTCCTGGAGTTGTTGGCAACGAGTTTTGGAACTCATACGAGGAAAACACCGCAGGTGCTTTGACCTTGCTGCAGATGGCAACCGCATACAACAGCGTGTCTGTTGGTAACGACCATCCTGACCTTATCCTTACAACGCAAACATTGTTTGAAAAGTACGAGTCGCTGCTTCAACCACAGCTTCGCTACACCGACACCAAGACTGCAGAAGCTGGTTTCCAGAACCTGTTGTTCAAGGGTGCTCCAATCATGTATGATGTGCACGCTCCTGCCGGAACGATGTTCTTCATCAACTCCAAGTACCTCAAGCTTGTTGGTCACTCCGACAAGTGGTTTGCACAGACCGATTTTGTACGCCCTGAAAACCAGGACGCACGTTTCGCTCTTATCATGTGCTACGGTAACCTTGTTTGTTCAAACCGTGCAAAGCAGGGTAAGCTTACCGCAAAGACTGCGTAAGTTAAACATATTGTTTGGGGGGCGCAAGCCCCCCTCACTCTATTCACTTAATAATTAAGGAGTAAATCAAATGGCAGCTAAAAAAGCACCAATGCGTAAGACAATGGCAAAGCCAGCAACACGCAAAACAGCACCAAAGAACACCTCGTCTGCAGTGCGTAAAGCAAATGCAGCTAAGAAGGCACGTCCAACTTCGGCTGCTGCATTCCGCAAAGCGGAAGAAGCAAGCAAGAAGAAGCAGAGTCAGCGAACACGAGTTTCTTCTGCTAACGCTGCAGAAAATCGTGCCAACAAAAATCGATACATGTCTCAAAAGACACTTGAAAATGCATCACGCACGGGAGAATACTGGGAAGCCTACGATGGTCCTGTTCGTGGAGGAAAAAAGACTGCAATGGATGCACGCAAGAAAGACTCTAAGTTTGGAAGATTGGTAGGACCAACAACTGCAGAGGCTGGACAAATCAGCAAAAACCGCAGGCGTGAAAATCAATATACACAATCAGTGTTTGAAGATGCTCGTGGTGACCAGTGGGTAATTGAACGAAGTAAGACAAATCGCAGATTTCTTCCTGACACAAACAGGAAACCATCTATTATGCCATACAGAGTAAAGCCTACGAGTGCTGCTGCATTCCGCAAAGCAGAATCAGCAAAGAAGAAAAAGAAGTAACGAATCTCCATATAGGGTATGAGTAAACAACTTGCACACACCCTATATGGTGAACCAGTTAAAGGTATCCGACCTGCGGGGGAAGCCCCGGGGAGTCGCCTGGCACCAGCGGGTGCGCCCTATGTTGGGCGCAACCGTTGTGTTGCTAACGAGGATACATGTGAGGGCCCTAAAGCTAAGGGCACAGAGTATTGCGCAGGTCACCTGCGTTCAATGGCTAAGAAAGAAGTTTAATGGCTACTACGGCTGAGCTTACACGATTTGTATGGGATGTTATGGACCTCGACGAGGCCGACCTTCCTGCTGCCCTTATTCGGCAGTTCATGCGTGACGGCTTTGACCGTATTGTTAATTTGGAGCGTCGTTGGCCTTTTTATGAATCAAGTTATTCCCTATCTACTACCCCTAGTCAGCGGGATTATCCTATTAGTTCTATTGGTACTGGAGACTTACGAGAAGTAGTTTCCATTCTTGACAATAGTTCAGCAGGAAACCGCTTGGCTATTACTTCTATTGATGACGCCGAAGCTTTGTGGCATGGCTCTTTTGATGTGCCTACTCGTCCTTTGTTTTATACAGAGTGGGGCGAGACCATCAAGCTTTATCCAAAGCCTGATGCTGTGTATCCTTTGTCTGTTCGTGGTTATCGTAAGCCTAGTTATTTGTGGGCTACAGACACAACTCGTGAACCTGATTTAGATTATCGTTTTCATACGGCTCTTGCTTACTATGCTATCTCCCAGGCTTATAAGCGCCAGGAAGATTCCGAGATGACGCAACAATATAAGCAGTCTTTTGATGAGGCTGTACAAATTGCCAAGATGGAGATTATGCGTCCTCCTTCTCATCGTCCTATGATTATGTCACGTGGTTATGTTCGTCCGTCGTCTAAGTATTGGCTTGAATCTATGGGTCGTACCCTGGGACAGTAATGGCTCAGTTGCGTAGTATTCGCCAGGACGATTTTACTGGTGGTTTGAATCTTAGAGCTGACCAGTTTCAGCTGGGTCCTAACGAGTCTCCTAAGATGTTGAACGTCGAGATTGACCCTCGTGGTGGTGTGTTCTCTCGTGGCGCTATGCGACGTGTAAACACTAGTCCTGTCGCTGCGTATTGGCGTCCTGAGCGTTTGTTCAACTTTGAAGGTGCTAGTAACTTTTTGTTGCTGTCTACTGGACAGACAACAGCTGGTGGCACGACCACTAATGGTGATGTTTTTTATAGTAGCTGGGGCGACTTCTCTAGCATGGCTTTAACTGTTACTGCACCTCATGGTGCTAACTTTTCTCCTTGGGGTTCAAGGGTATTTATTACTACTGGTAGGGATTCACAGTCTGCTAGTTGGAATGGAACTACGAAGACAATGTTGACGGCTAGCGGTCCTGTTTGGCAAAGCAACTATACAACTCCTACAATTACTCCTGAGTATTTCCCACAGGCGGAACATACCGTTACGCATGCAGGTAAAGTTTTTGTTGCGAACACAAAAGAGAATGGTGTTTCACGTCCAAACGTTATTCGTTGGTCTCATCCTAATAATCCGACGAACTGGGCTGAGTTAGACTTTATTGAGATTAACGATGGTGGAGATGAGATTACAGGCTTAGCAACGTTTGGTGGTCACCTTGTAGTGTTCAAGCACTCTGCTGTGTTCGCTATTTTTGGTTATGATTCTGACACATTTCAGGTTGTTGAGGTGTCACGCAATGTTGGCTCGCCAACAAGCCATGCATTCTGTACAACTGAACGTGGTATTTATTTTTTTTCTTATCCTGATGGTTTGATGTTGTACAACGGCGAACGTATTGTTGATTTGTTTGAACCTATTCGCCCAGCTATTATTAATAGACAGATTAATCCTGCTGTTCGTTTCAAAATTTTTGTTTCTAACATTAATCGTCGTATTTGGGTTTCTGTTCCTTATTCGGAAACTGGTTCCGCAACTGAACCTTCTGTTTCTTTCGTGTATGACCCTACTGTTTCCGAACGTGGAGCATGGTTGATGTTTTCTTCGTTCGATGGTTTTGGTCATCGTGGTGGTTGCACGTTCCAGCTTGACACTGGAGATTCTCGTGGTGTTGTTCTTCACCCAACAAAGCCTTATGTTTTGTGGGTAGACCAATACAATAATTCATACGATAATGTCGAGGGTGTTGATAATCAGTTTACTAGCAAATACAGAACACGTTGGATTGATGCTGGTTCTTATGGTCAAAAGAAAATGTGGCGTCGTCCTGATGTTGTTGTCAAGCAGCAAAGTACAGACACTGAACTACAAGTTAAAGCTTACGCTAATTATGAAGAAGCTGAAGATAGCGAAATTAAAGAGTATTCTATTACTATCCCTGGTGCTTCGTCGGGTATGATTTGGGGAACCAGTCTTTGGGGCGCTAAATGGGGCGCTGCTTCTGCTGGTTCCCAAATTATTACTGGTCGCAGTATTGGTTTGGCTAACAGTATCCAGTTAGAGTTTGATGGTCCGGTTGGTAAAGCTTGGGGCATCAATAGTTATTCATTGAAATATAATCCACGAAAGGTAAAAGCATAATGGCTGATTTAGGTATTCCGTATGTATTTTCTAATGGTTCGCCGTCTAACGCAAACCATGTTAACGACAACTTCACTGAGGTTAAGAACTACATTAATAACAGTGTTGTTCGCTCTGATGGTTCAGTAAAGGCTGGCACAGGTTCTATTGCTGATGTTGCTGTGACTACTGCAAAGATTGCTGATGATGCAGTTACTGCAGCAAAGATTGCTGAAAACGCTGTTGGTACTAGCGAGATTGCTAATGATGCTGTTACTGCTGATAAGGTTGCTGACGGGGCTACTTTGCCCGTTAATATTACTGGTAGTGCTGCTACTGCTGGAAGTGCCAATACAGCAATTACAGCTGCTGGTCTTTCTGACGCTGGTGGACAGATTTATTGGACTGGATATTTAAATCAGTGGCAAACTCCAAGCAACTTCCAGTGCTCTAGCATGACTGCCTATGGTACTTTATATGTTGGCGGAACAGCAACGTTTAGTAACCCAATTGTTGCAGAATCAGTTGGCCCATCTTCCTCAACGGAAGGTGTCGTCCGTATTTCAACTGGAGAGTTAAAGAGAAACAGTGCTTCAGCGGTTTCTTTCCGTGACCACAAAGAAGACATTGTTTCAATTGAAAACGGTTTAGAACAGTTGTCTCTTCTTCAGCCAAGAAACTTTAGATTCAAAGAAGAAGTTCTTATTCCAAACGAACCGTACGACGAATTTAACAGGCGCACACAGCTTCAGTATGGTTTTGTTATGGAAGAAGTTCAGGATTCAATTCCTGACCTTGTTATGCATAAATCTCCTGATGGTGTCGAGTACGCCCCAGGATATTGGAAAGAGTCGGGAGTTATCGCTCTTGCTGTAAAAGCAATTCAAGAACTATCTCAAAAGGTTGATTCTCTTGAGGCAAGGATTGTAGAGTTAGAGTCTAAGTAATGACTGAGACGCCACGTAACAACCCTCCAGAGCAAATTTGGACTGCACCCCTGATGGAAACATTACGGGGGGCAGATGCACGTACGTTACAGCATATCTTTACTTCACTTAAAGAATACCTCAAAGGTATTGACGCAACCATTTCTAGCAACTACTATAACCTAGCTATTGGTTCGGTATCGCAGGGTGTTGCTTCAGCGAGCATCACTGGTTCGTTTCCTAATCAGACTTTGAACCTTAGTTTACCTCAAGGAGCCACGGGACCTACTGGTCCCGCTGGCCCTCAGGGTCCTGGTGGGTTTTCTACTTTAAATCTTGATGGTGGACAACCTGATTCTGTGTATGGTGGTTTACCTTTGATTGATTCGGGGAATATCTAATGGCTGTTCAAATTCAATATCGTCGTGGCACATCCACTCAGTGGACTACTGTTAATCCTGTGCTTGCTCAAGGTGAGCCTGGATACGAATACAACACGGGCAAGTTCAAGGTTGGCAATGGCGTTGATACTTGGAACGTGTTGCCGTACTCTAGCGGTATTCAGGGTCCAATTGGTTTGACTGGTCCTGCTGGTCCGCAGGGCATTCAGGGTCCTCAGGGTATTGTTGGACCGCAAGGTCCAATTGGTCTTACTGGTGCTACGGGTGCTACGGGTGCTACTGGTCCGATTGGTTTGACTGGTCCTACGGGTCCTACGGGTCCTACTGGTCCTATCGGTTTAACTGGTGCGACTGGTCCTATTGGTTTAACAGGAGATACGGGAGCCACTGGAGCCACTGGTCCGCAGGGTTTGAAGGGTGACACAGGGGACACCGGTCCACAGGGCCCTACGGGGCTTACAGGCGCTACTGGAGCGACGGGAGCCACAGGACCTCAAGGTATCCAAGGCATTAAAGGAGATACAGGGGATACTGGCCCTATTGGCTTGACTGGACCAACAGGTGCCACAGGCGCTACAGGTCCACAGGGTATTCAAGGAATACAGGGGGACGTTGGACCTATTGGACCAATTGGTCTTACTGGAGCTACTGGCGCCACTGGGGCTACTGGTGCAACGGGCGCTACTGGCCCTGGTGTTTTGCCTGGTGGTACCGCCAATCAGATTCTTGCAAAGATTGACAGCACGGATTACAACACACAGTGGGTTGATGCTCCTATTCCTCCGTATACGTCAACTGTTAAACATCTTGTTAAGGCTGGTGTAGCAATCACCAAGGGGCAGGCTGTTTATGTTTCTTCCGCTAACGGAACAAACATGATTGTGTCTCTTGCAGATAATAGCACAGAAGCTACGTCTTCTAAGACGATGGGTTTGCTGGACGCTACTGTTGCTATTAACGGTTTTGCCAATGTGGTTACAGAAGGTTTGTTGACTAATGTCAATACTGCTGCTGCTAACGCTGGTGACCCTGTATGGCTTGGTACTGGTGGCAACTTGTTGTTTGGTTTGGCAAACAAGCCAGTTGCTCCTGCACATATGGTTTATCTTGGCGTTGTAACAAAGGCAAACGCTTCTACTGGTGAGATTTTTGTTCGTCCACAAAATGGTTTCGAACTTTATGAACTGCACAACGTTCAGGCTACTGCGCCAAACAATGGGGACACTATAAAGTTTGATTCTTCTGATAGTCAGTGGAAGACACAGCCTGATGTTCCTACTGGTTCTGTGCAGATGTTTGCTGGTGCTAGCGCACCGACAAACTGGTTGTTGTGTAATGGTTCTGCCATTAGTCGTACAACGTTTGCGACTTTGTTTGCTTTGATTGGAACTACTTATGGTACTGGCGATGGTTCTACGACGTTCAATGTTCCGGACATGCGTGGTCGTATGCCTATTGGTGTTGGTACTGGAGCTGGTCTTACTGCACGTACTTTGGGTCAAACAAGTGGAGCAGAATCTATAACGATTGCTGCTTCTAACCTTCCGTTGCATACACACACACTTAGTGCACACAGTCATACAACGACCATTGACCCACCGAACACAAACAGCGGTGGTATTAGTGCTAACCACCAGCATTATACTGGAAGTCATAGCCATTCTTATCTGTTCTCAAACGATGCTGCTGGTGGTACAGCAAGAGCAAGACTTACATCTTCAGGTGGAAGTGTCGCCTCTGGTGGTATTTTAGGTTCTGATGCTGGATGGTCGGGATTTGTAAGTTCAGACCATGCTCACGCTACTGATATCGCTGCTTTTAACGCAACATCAGGTGGACCATCTACCGATGCTACTGGTAACGGTGGCTTTGCAAACTCAGCAATTGGAATTATGAATCCGTTCTTGGCCCTCAACTTTATTATTAGGACATAACATGCAAATTTTACTTAGCGGATATCCATACATGGATTACAATACAGGACTTGAAGTTGCTGCTGACACAACTGAAAAGAAGTTTCAAGCGATGCGTTTTCTTCGTGACATTCTACTGAAAGAATGTGATTGGGTTGTGATGCCTGATTCTGTGTTGCCTGATGACGTCAAAGCTGAGTGGATTGCTTGGCGTCAGTGGATGCGTGACATTACTACTCATCGTCCTGAGGTTACGGGTGATTTTGTTGAGGTTCCTGACCCACCTATTATTGGCCGTCCTAAGAGCTGGGTTAATGTTGACCCCGCTTTTGTGTCTGCAATGATTGAACGCATGTCTCATGCAGGTGACGAAACAGAGGTTTAATATGGCAGATTTCGACTATATGGGGTACAATCAAAAGAAGCGTGCAGCTGGTTCGGGGTACGCCTCGAAGCAGGCTGCTAATACGTATGCCAAGTTTCTGTCTCAGCAACGTGGTGCCCGTAAGAAGTTTGACCTTCAACAGGGCTATGAGAAGCAAGCACCGAAGGTGGTTGGTTCGTTTACTAAGCGTGGTTTGGCTGGCCCTGGCGTTCAGTCCGGTATTTATCAGAAGGGTTTAACTGATTTTGCTCAGCAGAACTTTCGGGATTTAGCCGACATCAATGATGAGCAGGACCAAGAGATGCAGCGTTTAGAGTTTGAGGGCAAGCAGAACACTGCGGAGTATGACCAGCAGATTGCAGAGTTAGAAGCACAGAAGCAGGCTAGCATTGCTAGCGCTGCTGCAACGTTATCGGCGTTTAAGCCGTTTTTAAATTAGGAGATTAAAATGGCTAAGGTTTGGACATACGATTCAAAAAAGAAAAAATGGGTTCAGGTGGATTATGCCCCATTTACGGACGACGAACGAAGTAGGTACGGTTTTTCCGGTGATACTACGGACTCACGCACCGCTAGTGCGATTTATAATGAACGTCGAGCAACAGGAAAGTTTGGCGCTCCTACTGAAGATGAAATTAACCAAGCAGAAGGTGACGCTTATAATTCTGATTCCAGAGTTGGGGGCAGGGGCGGCAAAGGCGGAGACCCTTATGCACGACTTATGTCAACACTTCGTAATTTAGGAAACTCTGCAGCTGGAAACATTAATACTTCTATGGATGCTTTGACACAGACACTTCAGGCTCAGGCTAATCCGTTTGCCGACTTTAAAGCGCAGCAGACACAAACAACGCCCGAGCTGTCTCAGCTTCTTCAATCCCAGGGTGTTTCTCAAGACCCGCTGCAACAGTTTGCTGCAAGTATTAATGCACAGAATCAGGGGCAGGCTGCTGCTTTTCAAAATCAAGCTAACGTAATGCGGGACATTTACGGAGCTAATCAGGCTGGTTCTATCAGTGACGTTGCTCAGCAACGTTCTGATTTAATGGCTCAACTACAGGGAAATTTGTTTGGTACTGGCGCTAGGTTGATGGGCAAACAGTCTCCTGACCGTAATGCTGTTTTGCAAATGATTCTTCAGTCTATGAAAGCAGGTAAATAAATGGACCCACAAGCTATTCAGATGTTAATGCAGTACATGGCTGCTGCTAAGGGCGGAAACAAAAACGTTAGCTCTATCTCCAACAATCTCAGCGACCCTGTGTTGCTTGCGTTGGCTGGTGTACTTGACCCTTATTATGGTGCTGGTGACAGTAGCACTACGTATGGTCAGTTTGCAAACGACCCTAGCACCCCTGCTGCTGTCAGGGCTGTTATGGATTATGTTGACCAGGGGATGAATCAGTATCAAATTGAGGCTCAAATCAACAATCTTGATGATGATGTAATCAAGGATTCCGGTTACACCGATGATATGCTTATTTCTATTGGTCGTGACATGGTTAAGGAAGGCGGTAAGAAAGGTTCCAACGTGTTTACCAAGGCCGGTCTTCGCAATCCCAATGACGTCTACACGGAAGCAGACGTTCCTTTGAATGAAAATGTTTCAAAGATGCTCAAACAACAGGGCGAGCGAAGAACTAAAGTTGACAAAAATTTAACCAAGGCAAGTGATTCTGCCAATAAGGCAAAAAAGAAGTTAGGACCATTGTATGGAAAAGATTTCACAACTCCTGAGCTTCTTGCTTATTTGAAGAATGACCCTGAGGCTTCTAAGCTTTTAAAGGGAAAGAATATTGATTGGGATAAAGTTGACCCTAATACGGGTCAAATTTATAGTGGTCCTTTATCGGGAACAGCTCAAGATACTTCTTGGCAGCAGTTTACTCCTTGGGGTGCTTTATATAATGTTGTTGACAAGGGCGTTACAGAAGTTGGAAGAACTGCGGAGATTATCGGTAAAGAAAACATTATGGGTGGAAAAGCTAAATATATTAGCGATGTTGTTGGTTACAAAAAGCCAGTAGACCCGTATGATTTGTACGAATACGAACAGGCCCAGTTGGATGTGAAGGCTAGTAAAATTGCTCAAGAACGTTTTGACAGGCTTGAGCAGGCAACTCGCCGTGGCGCTCTTAAGCGTGTTGCCGAGAAGGGTCAGACCCCTTTTACCGACCAAACCTCCACGTTGCTAAAGTTCATCGCTGGAACTAAGTAACGATTTAAACATATAGTATGGCTAATCCGTATACAGACATACGGGCTATCACTGCCCGTCTTGGGCAGGTTCAGCCCCGTGGAATGTCCACCTCTGGTGGGCTGAATCCGACTACCCCTACTAAGTCTGACGAAGCAATTAAGCTTGGCCGAGCAGCTAATAAGTTTGCTATTCAGAACCCACAGTTGCGTGCACAGATTGAGTCTATTGCCAGTGGTTCCCGCAATGAACAGCCTAGTGGTTTTGTGGGTACTGTTCTTGGAAACCCTGTTGCGAAGACAGCGTTGAGAGGTCTTGAGGCTTTTACTATTCCTGGTCGTGCTGTTGTTTCTGTTGCTCGTGAACTTACTGACGCTGTTGACGGAAATGACCAAACAAAGGCCAGCTTTGGTGACTTTGGTAGGCAGGTCAAAGATTCGCAGTTTGGTTTCGGTAAAGCATTCAAGATTGATACTGGAAACATTTGGCTGGATAGGGCTATTGGTTTTGTTGGTGACGTTGCTCTTGACCCATTGACGTATGCAACTTTCGGTGCGTCTGCCGGTATTAGGGGTGTTGCTGGTTCTGCTAAGGCTGGAAACTACGCCAACAAGATGACCCTTGCTGCTAAGGTTTTGGAGAATACTGGCGACGCTGCGCTTGCTGCTAACGTCGCCCGTCGTGGTCGTGTTGCTTTGCGCAACAACCCCGAAGTTCTTGAGAGGGTTGGTGCCAACAAGTTTGGTGTTTACTTCTTTGGTAAGCGTGTCAAGGTTGGTAAAGACGGTATGGGTTGGCGTGTTCCCCTTAGTGGAACCATCGGTGAGATTGGTGAAGCTGCTCTTTCTCGTGCTCGTCTTGGTTTAACTAACACACGTCTTGGTAAGTATCTTCAGAAGATGACTATGCCTAAGGATTTCTTGGAGATGCGTCTTGGTGTTGCTCGTGGAACTTTAAATCCTGAAGATGCAGCTGATGCTTTGAAGTTGTTTCAAATTGTTCCCAAGCAACGTTTGGCTCGTGCTAC